CAATCGCTATCATAAAACCTTCTCTATCGGATAAAGCAGGTCTAATTACTTCTGTCCACATCTTCGGTGGCATTTGGGCCACCTCATCAAGCACAACTCCATCTATATACAAACCCTTTAGGGTTTGAGGTCGCTCACAACCTAATAACTGTATTCTACCCCCATTAGGTAATTCTGCTCTAAGCTCTGTTTCATGAAAATCCATGTTTGGTAGTACGCTTGTGTAGTATTTAAGATAATCCCACGCTATTCTTTTTGCCATACTATAAGTAGGAGCAATATAATAATAACGAGGTCTAGGAAGGGTACATTGGAGGCATTTCTTAATCAGTTCGTTAATAGTTAAGACAGTTTTGCCAAATCTCCGGTGACATACCAGGACATTAAATCGTTTTAAATTTTCGTGTACTTCTTGTTGTAGTTTTCTAGGCTTGTAAGGGATTACTATTTTGTTCATTAAACATCTTTCTTCTCCCCTTTAATAATATCTTTCATTCTCGCCACATCAGTATTTCTTACAAGATTATTGCCCACTTTATTAGGATAGACAGTTCTCTCATTAAGATTCTTAACCAGATCAGAGAAGTCTAATATTTTTACTTTTACTTTTTTCTTTTTCATAAAACCTTTAAGAAGTAGCCCCCCAGTTGTAATGGGTTGTATAAATATATTTATAAAAACAAAGGGGGTTATTAAAATATAAAATTACTAAAATTTATAGAAAATATATAATAATCAATAAAACATTGACTATAATTGTATATATTCTCTTATTATTTTAATAAGTGTTGTGATTATGTTTAATTATTTATTTATTTAGATCTTTATTAATAAAAAAAGAATTGTTTTAAGGGATTGTTAAAAGAAATTTGTGCTTTTTTATATTATTAATTATCTTTGTTAATTCCAGTATCTTAGAACCTGGTAAATATCTTTAATAAAGTCAAGTATAGCAATAAAAACTGACTTAATTAGCTTATAACTTGCTATACATAGATCTATTAGTTTATTTTTTATTATTGTTATCATGTTATCCTTCTATATGTGCTTATGAGTAAGTTTAAGCATTGTTTCATAGTTAATTGGTTAAATTATAGGTTTAATTGGCCTGGATTGGTTAAGGCATAAAAAAAGGCCTATTAAGGCCCTTTTCTTTTAATTATATGTTAATTTTAATCTATTGTATCAATTACTGACTTTATTTTATCTATAATTATGGTTGCTGATTGTTCTTCAGTATTTCCATAATTCATTAATATTTCAGTATGTTTTCTTATATATACTTCAAGATTATAATCTATTTTTTTAAGCTCTTTTAATTTATTTGTATTATCCATTATAAAGCCTTTTCTTTTTGTGTGAAAGTATAGCCAAGACTTTTTAATGTGCTTATTGCGTGTTTACTGAAGGTTTTATATGCCGTTAAAGAACAAAGTTTAATAGCCTTGTCACATACTGGGTAAATAAGCTCATTCCCATAAACACTTTTAATTTCTATTGTTAAGTTCATAATATTCTCGCTTTCATTATTAATTATAAATAAGCAATATCATGACAATATATAGAGTCAATACCTAAATTCACTTTTTTTCTATTTATTTCTATTTTATTCTTGATTTGTCAATTTCTCTATATTATAACAAATCTTGAAAGCGAGGTATTTATATGAACTATTATAAATATGATGAGATCAAATCTCATTTTGAAGATTTTTTAAATAACAATCTTGATTATTTAAAAGAGAATGAAACAGACTACTTAGACGATTTGCACCATATGGCCTTTAATGAAGATTATTATATTATTGGTACATACCAGGCTAAACAATGGTTAGGCGATCAAGTCTTTAATGTAATAGATATTATTAAACAATATGAGCAAGATAACTTCGGTGAAGTAAATACAGATCTTAGCTCACCAGAACATGTTGTTAATATGTACGCTTATATTATCGGTGAATATGTTGTTAGCGATTATATCAACAGCTTAGAAAAACAAAAGGTAACAGCATGAACAAAAATATATTAGCTCTTATCATGTTGTTTAATTTTGTTTGTTTGTTTGTGCCTTATTGGGTTAGTTTATGAAAATTTGTTTTATTAATCCAATAGAGTTTTACTTAGATTATTTTAATAATTATTTAACAGTTCAGGCTATTTCAGATGTTTATGGAATATCTGAAAGTTTATCTCATGAACTAATTAATCTTGGTAGAAAACTAAATAACAATGATTAGTTTTAAATCTATTAAGCGAGTAGATCTTATTAAATCCAATAAGGTCTATTCGTATTTTATCTTATTTCTTTTAGATGGTTCTAAAAGACTTTTAACCCCTCAACAGTTTGAGGAAATGAAAGCGAATAAATTATGAATGATAATTTAACAGAAGATGGAATAGTTAAATATATTCAAAGAAATGAAGAATTTAAAAATTATGTTAATCTAGCCAAACCTATTGTTTGTAAAAAAATAGGAATTACAAATTTAAAAAATTATCAAGTTATAGAATATATTGTGATGAATTTTTTAAAAAACAATAACAATGAAAGCGAGTAAATAGTATGTTTAGTACACCTATAAATTATAAATTTTGGTCTAATAAAAATAGATTATTAGAAAAATACGCTAATGGCACAATAGTTATTAAAGAAAGTATTAATGGCCAGGAATACAAACAATCTTATTTGTATTACAGCCAACAACAAGCCATTAAAAAATTTAATGAATACTTAAAAGAAAGCGAGTAAACTATGAAACAAATAATTAAAGATTATACAAAAATACAAGGTGAAACTGATGGTAAAACTTACGATTTTTGTTTTAGAATATTAGATAATGAAGATAGTTATTTTAAATTACCTAATAAAAAAAATCACCCTTTAGTTGAATTTAAAAAAAGAAAATCTCATTATAATGGCTATACTTATTATGTTGGTACTATACTCAGATCAATATTAAAACAAAATCATGGTCTATGTTTATATTCTCATACTTATGATGGATATGCCTCAATAGATCATGAACAGTTAGAAAAAAGTTTTTTATCTTCTTGTAAACAAATTTATAATAAAAAAGAAATTAAACAATTAATGAGAAATGTTGCTTAATATTAGTAGGTCTTTATAGGCCTACTTTTTTGTTGAAAAAAATAAAATTGTTACCAATAATATAACAAGGAGTTAATTATGAATATGAATAATAAAATAAAAAAATTAGATAATTTTAAATATACTGACAAAGAAGGTAAAACAGATTGTCACTTAAAACAATTACCTAAAGAATCAAAAATTACACTAATAAAAATATTTGATAATATTAATAAAAAGGCAAAAAATGAGTAAATTTAAACATTATAACCCTAAATCTTCACCAAAAAAGATTGCTAATACTGAATCTAAATTAAAAGATCTTTTAAGAAAAAAAGAAATTATAGGTACAAATTTTTTAGGTAAAAGTGCAAATTTACAATATGGTAAAATTCAAGATATAGAATTAGTTATAACTGTTTCTGAAGGTGTAGTAGTTAAAGTAGAGGAATTTTAATTATTTTTGCCATTCTACTTTAAATTCATTACCCTTAGTATCACTAATTGACATTGTTTGTCTTTCAGAACCCCAGATATGATTTTGAAGTTTAGAGTTTTTATGATGATAATTTTTTTGTATTAATTCTATTAGTTTTACTTCGGTCATGGTTAGCTTTTTATCTTGGGCCTTTATATAAGCATCATCTAAAATCTTATCTAAATTTTCATGATTGAGTGTAACTTGGTCTGATTGTGCTACTCTATAAAGTGATTGATAGTTTTTTTCATTTAACCATTTTCTAAGAGTAGGCCAGGAAACATCTAATTCTTTAACACATTGACGAGTTGTTTTGCCCTCAGCTACGAGTTCAAATAACCTGGTCATAATACTAGATTTATATTTGGCTGGTCTGTTAGCCCTTTTAGGTACACTAATGGATTGTTTCGTTGTCATTGATAAAATTAAATTCTTGTATTTGTTTAAATTCTTCTATCCATTGTAAACAATGGTCTTTATCTTGATAGCCTTTTATATTCATTAATACATTCGGATTATTAGTTTCATCATACACAATATAAAATTGAACTAATAAATCATTTAAGACGCAAAATTCCTCTGAAAATGAACTGATAGTTTTCTTCTTGAGTAAAAGATTTTTGTCTTTTTTTGATTTCTTCATATATTTCTATGATATTATTAGGGTTCAAATCTATTAATTCACAAATATAATTAAAATCTTTACCCCCTATCCAATTTTTAGCTTGTCTTTGTAAGTACCAATCAGCTTTATCATTGTTTGGTTCTGTTAATCCTAAGCTATCTAAAATGTTTCGTGTTAAGACATGAACCCATAAGATTATCTCTTGTTGCATGGTTCATAATGTTTGATTATTTTTAGACCTAATTTTAGATCTTGTATATTTATAGCAAATAACGAGCAATTATCACAAGGGGAACATTAAACGTACAAAACCCTAGAAATTTGAAAGCGAGTACAGTTACTCTTTCTAGGGTTTAAGACTTATACTATTTAATATCAAAATGTTCAATCAACATATCTAAACTTTCTTTAAAATGTTCAAATTTTTTACCCCTACCACATGGCTTATTATCAATAATAACTTCCCATACAATAGATTGATATTTCTTAGTTGATTTCATAGCCTCATTGTATTCAAATTCAGCGTCATATTTTTGCACATTAAATAACTCTGAACCAAGAGGAATACCCTGAAGTCTATCCCAATTAAAAGTTTGAGATCTTGTTTTGCCTGAATAGACAGCTAAATACTCTATTTTCATTCCTGCTACATATCTAAGAGCATTTCTTTTATGATTTTTAGGATCTAATTGATTTCTAAAATAATAATTTTCTAAAACTGAATTAATTTTACAATATAAATGCTTTAAACCCATTACCATTTGTCTAAAATCACCTGTACGATACAATTTTCCATCTAATTGAAATAATTGTTGAGAACCTAAGTCTTTTATTTCAGTAGAAACATATTCTTTCTCTTTTTTTTGCTTTTTTTTGTTCTTTTTTACCATGCTTTAAACTGTTCTTCGGTAATAAGGCCCTCTTTTCTCATTCTTGCGACCATATCATCTGAAATTTTGGTACTTCTCATGCCTATTTTCACAAACCGAACCCATTTTAAATATTCATCATCTTCTTTTGGTTGAATACCAAAATTATCAGTAGAGGTAGGCTTGGGAGTAACTTCTTGGTCTAAATAACCTTGTGCATTGAGCCAGGTTGAAGGGTGTTGACTGAACTGTATTTCATTTACTGATGAACAATGCTTATTGTATAGCTCAGCTAAGGCCTCTGGCTTACTACCCCACTCCTCAGCTAATTTACTGTAAGCTCTTTCTGATTGTCCTTTAGATATTTTACGATTAACTTTACTCCAAAATACATCAAAGTTATCTCTATATAGTTTATTCTTTAATGTATTCTTTCCTTTATTCTGTTTCTTGCTGTTCGTTGTGCTAATCGTTGTGCTATCTGGTGTGTGTTGATACTCGTCATAATTGCAGATTGTAAGGATATTTGGTATGTGTTTCGGTGTGTTGTTCGGCTTGTGACTCGTTAGGGTATTGTGTTGTCGCAGTTTATCAATAAAATATCTTACTTTTGATACTTCCCAATTCCATGCCTCAGCCATGTAAGTAAGAGAACAACACAACTGACCTCTTTTTAATTCTATTTCTTGCTCGTAAATTCTGTAAATTCTGTCTTTAAAACTTGCCTCTGTAAGTAACCAAATAAAAGCTGTTATTTCACAAAACTGTCTATTAGATTTGTTTAAACTTGGGTGATTGAATATGGCCCTCTCTAATGTAATGTACCCTGTCAATCTGGCCTCTTTAAAATAGTAATAGATCTGTGTTTTGCTGTATCTACTGAAATAAACCCTCCTCTTTTCAGTTTTTGCATATATTGGTAAACAGAAGATGTACTTTTAAGGCCTATATGAGCCATAATTTCCCTATAAGTAGGTGTTTTCTTGTCATTTAATTGATTTTCTATGACAAAATAAATAATTTCTTTTTCTTTATCGGTTGGAAAATAGCTAAATTCCAATGGTTTCTTACAATGTTCACAAATGTTCATGTTTTACGAATGTTTATAGAAAAAATTATAATTACACAATATATTTTTTTATTGTCAATTATTGACAAATAGTCATAAAAATTATAAACAGAAATAGAAAGAAATAATTGGAATTAAATTGATTTAAACAGAAAAGCGAGTACATTATGATAAGAAAAATGAATGAAGCGTTAATTAAACAAATTAACTTAGCTAAAGTTAAAAACCATTCTATTATAGAAAAAGCAACTGGAATTGACAAATCAACAATATCTTTACATCTAAATTCAAGAAGGCCTATTTCAATAGAACAAGCTAGAGCTTACGCTAAATTTTTAGATATATCACTTATTAAAGTTATTGATGATACCATTGTTAAATACAGAGTTGTAAAATATTCTAATGAACATGGAGAAGTTAGAAATCCAACTGAGGAAGATTTTGATGTTATAGTTTCACCAAATGAAAATGAATCATCACATCAGTATTGTATTTATGATAAAAATAGAAATACTGTTTATTGGTATGATCCAAAACAAAGTTGTGATAATGTTAATACAATTAATGAATATTGTTACATAAAAACTGATAAAATAGATTATTTAGGAAGTGTAATAGCTCACAATGAAACACACATAGAATTTATTAATATTCATACAACTAAAAAAATTAAAATGAAATTTCATAAATGTTATCCCTTAACAGGTATTACTTTTTGTGATTTCACTTCAATAACAAAAGTACATAATTCGCTTTAATTTCTATTATTTGCAATTATTTCTTTACAAAGCAATAATTATGACTATAAATCTTAGTTATGGCGAACTTATCAAGTTTTTTATATTATTCCTCCCAAGTAATTATAATTAATTTTTTCTTAGGTGGGTTCGCCATATGAACCTTTCTTTAGAACCATTTAAAAGATTTGATTTACTTCCTTTATCTTTTTCAAGATTAAATAAATTTGTAACAGATAAAGCAGGATTTTATATTTCCTACATACATGGCTTTAAAGGTTCTAGCTGTGCTATGGAGAGAGGAACTTGGGCCGAGCATGGTGTCTTAAAAATCTTTGAAGGCATGAGTGAAGAAGATGCAATTAAAGATGCGTTATATTATTTTGATAAAGCTGTTGAAGAAAAGAAGTTAGAAGAAGATCCTAAACGATCAACTGAGAAAACAAACATACCATTATACATAAAAGGTTTTTGGAAAGAGTTAAAACAATTTGAATTAGAAGATTTCCAAGAAGAACAAAAAAGTGAAATATTAGGTGTGCCTATAATTGGCTACACAGATTTTGGATTACTTACACCAATAGAGAGTACATATTTTAAAGTAGATCTTAAATCATCTGGTCGTATGCCCTCTACTCTTACAAACTCAGTAAGCCTACAACAATCTTATTACACAAGTACATCTAATGTAGAAAATAAAGTTTTATATTCTGTGGTCAGTAGAGGAAAGAATACTGTCAAATGGTTTAACCTGGAGAACACAGCAACATATGAAAGAGTTTTTAGAGATATGATTATCTCTATGCACAGTTTCTTATCAAAATGCGAGGATAAGGAAGAAATGAAGAAGTTAATAGTTCCTGATTTAGATAATTGGATTTGGAATTATGATCCTAAAGTAACAAAGATCAGAAAGGAAATTTGGGGATATTAATATGGCAACAATGCAAGAAGAAATGGCGAGAGTAAATTACGCTGAGTGTAATGATTGGGAGAAACAATTTTATGACGATCAAAAAAATGGTTCTTACACACCATCACCTAAGCAAATGGGTATTATAAATAAAATGCCTAAACTAGCTAATGGTTCAGCACCACCACAAGCTGACACATCATTCAATCATGGAGCAAATGTATCTGAACCAACAAGAACAAGTAATGTTGATGATATGATAGATCAGTTAGGTGTTATTGTAAGTAAGTTAGAGCAAAAGGATTGGTACAATAGATGCCCTGCTGATGCACAGCAAAAACACGCTACCACAATATTTTTATCTGCGAGGAAATAATGAAAATTAATACTGATAAAATAGAACACATACTTAGAACTAAATATGGTTGGGATAGGTTTCCCCTTGATGAACAACCAAAGAATAATTCTGAAGAAAAAAAAAACGAGAAATGTACTTGTATTGGGAAGCAGAAAAAATAAATGTTAATGATCTCAGAAAAATTAAAAGATAGTGAGGATAGTAAAATGTCCTCACCATTTACTGAGGAAGAAATACACATATTAAAAAAGATATGTGATAATCCAATTTTCAAAACACAAAAAACATTTCACATTAACAAAAATTCAACACTTACAGAATTACGATCTGCTGTATGTAATGATTATGACATATCAATAGAAC